GCCCTCTAGAGATAAAACATTGTAATCTTTATCATCATCACAAAAATCTGCTCTCTGATATTGTCTTTTGCACACCTTCTCCATCATCTTAACTGAGCCATGACCGTAATTCATCTCGTTTTTGTTATGAAGCATGCAGAGATAACTAGCTAAAAGCATCTCATCAGGGCCCCAAATCTTAAATCCGAATGGAGTTTCAATGGGTTCTAAAAGGATGTCCGTTTCCTGATCTAACTCGTAGCTCTCTTTAGAGTCCTCCGAAGCTTCATCTGCCTGTCTCATGGGTTTTTTTATAAAGTTCTCTGAAATTAAATGATGACAAGCTATTATCCCTTTATAGAGATGCAACATCAGTCTAGTTCTTATATTATCAGTCAGCTTACCAATTATTTTTTGAGAAAGCCTCTTACTATCTGGCATACCTGAAAACAATTGCATGTAATAATATCTCAGCTGCTGTAGATTTTGGCTCGTGTTATCCTTATCTTCTAGCAAAATCAACATGCAAGTTCTGAAGGCTACCTTTATTTCTTCATATTTATCAATAGAGGACTTGTATAGTCCCTTGCTTAACTGCTCAACTAGAAGGCCCCAAATCGAGAGTGATTGAGCTAAAATCCCCTGCAGGTGTTCTAATTTCCTACGATTCAAGGATATGAAATCAGTTCTGTGCCAATCTTCTTTTAAATTCATAGTTTTCTCAAATATGTTTTCGTAGTTTGGCACACCCTTATAAACCACAAAAAAATGGCAAGGTGCATCCTCCGAACCACCCATCCGTGTAGTTCTTATTATTATATAGATGGGCTTATTTGCTATCTTCTTGATGATGAAGTGTTTCGATGAAGTGTCTTTGGGATTTCTGGACATGTTGTAAGCCACCTCTCTGGCTATCAGCTCTAAAATTCCAATCTTGTGTATAAGATCTTCATGCAGAAGTGTGGAAAATAGCTCCTCGAATTCAAATTTCCCCTTTATGCTTTGCCAGTTCAATATGCTAGTTAAATCAGCCCAGGTTTCTTCCGTCGTGAACTTCAAATCTGAACTTAACCATTCAGATATATCTGTCGTGTCTGTTCTGAAATCAAGATCTCTTTTGGACTGAAGCTCAGATTCAATTATAATGGGATTCTTCTTTCTAGAAAGCTCCTTCTTCATCACACCTCTCAAAGCTAACTGAATCCTGTGATCCTCGCTGAGATGAACTCTGAACTCATCTGACTCCAGCTTAGTGTAATCCATTTTCTTTGATGCACCTTGATTAAAGAAAGACTCAGTTTCCAAGCTTCTAAAGTCTCTAGATCTCTGAATTGTGCTGAAATCAGCCGCAGACAGTATCAAATCATAAGCATCAAAGTCATCAGGCAAAGGGAAGCTCGGGATTTCATCCTCCTCAAAGATTTCCAGCATTGGCAGATGAACAACTGTCCTGTCATTATCAGTAATTCTATCACCGCCAGTGTGCCTGTGTATAAAGCTCTCCCAATCTTCAATATCTTTTTCATATGATTTCTCACCCAACTTAAATTTGGAAATGGTGGGTATCTCTCCAGTCATGCATGCAGGGTCTAAACCTCCCAGTATGGGCTCAAAATCTATGGATTGCATGTGATCTCTAAGATTTCTAGAATAACTGTCAGACTCATGTTGATTAATTGATCCCATAACACTTTCGTACTTGGTGACAATTTCCAGTCCTAGTCGATAAGCATTGATTAAATTGTATTTAGAAACTTCAGTGAATTCTCCTTCCATTGTCATCACATGTTTCAAACCGACAATCACGACTTGCATTTTACTGACTGAGCCGGAGTCAATCAATCTTTTGTATTTCCAAGATTTATTCATAAGCATATTGCTCAATGGTTCAAGATCAACAGTGTTGCATGTGCCGACTTCAATTAGCTCAATCCCTGATTCTGTGTGAATCACTATGTCAGGGGTAAAGCCACCAACATCTTCTAACTCGGGTGAGTCGGTTAAACAACACTGAACTAGATTGTGTGGCAGTTTGGAGATGTCTTTCCCTTCAATAACCACTGGGCTGCCGGCCTCTCCTCCGAAAACTGTGGAAGCTTTCCCTAAATAATCAGGAAACTTCAAAATAACGTTGTTATTCTCCACATCGATTTCATACTCCAAGTGTATAGGCCTGATCTGTGGTATTGTTGCTAAGCCGTGAGGATATAAATCTAAATTCATG